ACCTCTCTAAATGTTGCTTGAATTGTTGCTCTATTGTTATATGGTATAGATTTATTCCAAGTCTCGCAAACATATTGTCCAGCACCAGATAGGGTGATCGAAACATTACCACTGTTAGTAGCACTAGCAGCAGCAGTGACAGTAAAAACATTTGAATCCGTTACTGAAGCGACAAGAAATGTACCATCAGTTGCCGATCCAGAAGTGTAATCAATAGTAAGCTCATCTCCTACAGCTACACCATGACTTGTAATTGTAATTGTTACTGTAGTACCTGATTGAGAGTAAGTTCCTGTTTTTGTAAACCCTTCTCCTGGTGGAGTAAAAGTAAAGCTGGCACTATCATTGGCACGACTATCAAGAAAGCCTTCTATCGTATCCGCATCTGTTTCTGATACGTTGAAAGTAAGATTAAATATCTTAGGATTTTGATGTGCAGCAAGTCCGAATAATATTCTATGTTCATAACCATCAGCAAAACGTACTGTTCTAGTATTTGGTGCGGATCTTTTTTGTTGTCCGTAAGTTGGTGTAATTGATGGAAAAGTAGCCATTATGCAAGTAAACCTCCAGGTCGTTTTTGCTTAATTAATTCTGCTTCTATAGCTGTTGATAATGCAAGACCTAATGCTCTACCTTCATCTTCATCTCCTTCAACAGAAGAACCAGAAGCATCTACATTTACTACGATATTTGTTGAACCACCTAAAGACTCATTTGGTGTGATACTGCCACCTACTCCTGGTGTAAATAATTCTGGCCCTCGTTCTCCAACTATATACGGCCTACCACCCGTAACTCGACCTCCATCTGCCATTCCACTAATAGATGGCATCTGAATATTAAATAAATTTTGAAATAAACCTAAAAAAGATTTTTGTAAACCTAAAGCAAGTATTTGTGCAGCAAGATCCAAAAAGTAATCACTAATTCTATTTAACATACTTCTAAAGGCATCGGAAACTGTCATCGTTCCCTTGACAATACCTTTGAAGGCATCTTCAAAACCTAGCTTCATTTCTTTACTTACATCAATAATTATTCTTTGAGCCTTTTCTAATTTTCTTAATTCTTCTTCGGGTGCTTTAAATTCCTCTAAAAACATTAAATTCTCTACATTTGCACTAAGAGCATCAACTAATTCTTTTGCTTTAACAGTACTTAAATCAAATTCTGGTGGAAGTTTATTTAATGCTTGTTGCAATAATAATGTATCTCCTAAAATTTCCTTTAAACGAACATCAATTTGTCCTTTTGCTTCTACACTAATTAAACCATCTCTAGTATTTTTAGGATCATTTAATATTTTTTGAATCTCTTCATCATCTTTCATTATCTGTCTAATAACTTTCTGAAAATCTTCTCCTAAAAATGTTTGAATTTGTAAGTCATTTAATTTACCAAAAACATCCCTAACTGCACTCACTCCAACATCTTCAAATTTCTTTATGTCTTTTTCAAATCTACTTGCAAATTTTTTAGATTGTTCAGAAGCTAATAGAGAATTAACAATAAATTCATTTGCAGCTTCAGATCCCTCTGTGCTTAATATCTTATATGCTTCAAATTCTTTTCCTAATGTAAGTTTTTCACTCAAAACTTGTATTCTATTTAGGGTGCTTGAAAAATCATTTAATCCTATAGTTGCATCAAATGTTGCTCTATCTCCAAAAATTCTTAATAAATTTAAACCACCTACATCTTGGAATTTACCAAATTCTTTTGCTAATTGAATAGCCTCTTCTTTTGTAATTTTTAAATCTTTTGCTAATTGTTTAATTTCTTTTCTAGTAATTTTAGTGGTAATTCCTTGATTTTCTAACTCTACATTTAAGTCTTTAACCGCTTTTCTAAAATCTAATATTTTCTGAATTTCTTGAGCAGCAGCAGTAGCAACAATAGAGCCAGCAAAACCAAATCCAGGAGATAAAGCACCTCCAACTAAACCTCCAATACCACCAGCAGCAGCACCTAAACCACCTTGACCAAATAATAAAGGAAAACCACCACCAATTAAACCACTTTGCAAACCACCTTTAACTCTTCCAGAAACTCCAGTTGGAGAAGCAAACATACCTTTAGGATTAGCTCTTCTTCCAATTCCAAGTTTTTCTGGGATCGTAAGCCTTTTTTGAGCAGGAGGTATCATAGGTGCTGCAAAAGCATCTCTAGATGCTTGTTGACTTAATATTTGTGATGATTTCTTAGTAAATCCAGAAATATTTTTAGTATCTTTTTGAATTTTACTTGCAGCCTTACTAAACGATAAGAATCCTCTTTTTTCTGATTCTTGTCTTGCACTTAAAGGAAAACTAGAAGCTGTACCTGTTGCAGCAAAACGAGCTGCTCTTCTGTTAATTATTTGATTACTCAGTGCTTGTCGTAATCTTCCTTCTATATTGACGCTTTGACCAGTTAATTTCATATCTCTCTGATCCATTCTTGCTAATGCTTCTTGTAACGCTTGTTCCTCTGCAAGAATTTGCCTTGACCTACCAGAAGCACCACCTTTAGGAGTTACACTTTGACCAAGTAAAGTTCTACTTCTACCTGGCATTAATGAAGATCGTTGACCCGTAAGAGTTATGCTCTGTAAGACTCTTTCACGTTCTTTTAGTTCTTTATTTAACTCTTTTTCTGCTACAATTAATTCCCTTGCAGCTTGTTTTTGTTTTGAAGTACCTGAAGCAGCAGCATTAAAATTTGCAGTTGCATCTCTTAAAGTTTGATTTAAATTATCAAAACTTCTAACTAATAAATTTTGGTCTTTAGCAGCATTTTTTAGACTTTTATTTAAACCCTTTACCTGTAATTGTGTAGTTCTAACATCTTTATTAAAAGCAGTTAATTTTTGAGCACCTTTTAAAGCAACAGCAATATCTACGTTATAATTAGCCACTTGCTATAAAAATAAAAACATTTCTTCTATATTACCTTCTTTTACCTCTTAAAGCATTAGTTTTTTGTGCTTGTTCACGTTGCTTTTGAAATTCTTCATGTTCAATTTCTGCATAAGCAGCCCAACCTATCATTTCTTCCATAGTTAAAGTGTCACATAACTCAGCTACAGTTTTATGTAATGTTTTTGCTAAAGAAAATATAAATTGCCAATCTTTATTTGCTTTTTAAATCGGCTTTAGCCTCTTTAACCTCCTTATCAACAGTAATCATTGCTATCTGAATCTCTTCAAGAATTGATGCTGAAACTTCTCTTCTTAATGAAGCCTTATCTCCATCTTGAAATAATCTTGCACCATCTTGATCTAATGCCTTTTCAATCATCATTTGCAAAGCATAGTCATTAGTATCTTCAGTTCCAGTTTTTTTCTGAATAGCTTCCCTTTCAGCAATAGTTAATGGATGCCAATAAACAGAAAGAATTATCTCATCATTTTGTTTTACATCATGCTTGTAAAGTTGAGAAACTCCAAACTTGTTTTTTAAAAGATCAACTGCTCTAGTCATGTTAATGTATAGCTATCATCATTATACTAAGCGTTGGCGGTAAATTGACAAGATATTAAGCCTAAAAAATGTGAAGAATCATCACGTTCAATCGGTGTAACTCCAACAACATCAAGA